ATGAGTGCAAGATTATTAGGATTCTGCCCAAATCTCTTCATCTTTAATCTCATAGCTCTTATTACACTTAATGCTTTTGTTTTATCTGAAAGGTCAGCAGCGCTTATCTCCAGGCTACCAGCTTTAGCATATTTTCTTAGTCCCTTAAATGCCTTTCTAGCATCTGTTGCACCAGTCACGTCAGCATCCATATGCCCAGTCCCTGTATCATCACCGTTGATTATTGTAGTCTCTAGTGCCCTAGCAAGTGACTGTGCTATATATCTCTTTATAGCAGGAAGTGCTGGTGCTATCAAGTCCTCAGTAGCCTCATCTGTTATTCTTGTGAAATACAGAAATGTTTTAGCCGTAAATGTTAATGCAGCTGTAATTGTGCCTGTAGCCTGGTCTGAAAGCGAACCAGTTCCTTCTGTTCTGTATATAGCCATAGGGTCATTTAGCATAACTGGCATCAGGTATGGATTAGATGGCATACTTATTGTTTCGAAAAGCCTTGCAACTCTTAATTCCTGCTTATATACTTCAAGAATTCTGGTAGACAGCTCTTCTGGAACAAATTCTTTACCTAAACTTGGAGTACCAGCCGTAAATGCCTTAGATATTAACTTGCTATATACATTTTCATAGTATTTCAACTGTGTAGGTTCTCTCCTCAGTATTTTAGATAATAGATACAAGTTATCGTTAGCCTCGTCAATAGCAGGGTTATTAAATTCATAGGTGAATTTCTCTGGTTCTTTCTTTGCTTCATTGAAAGAAGCCCTTATTAAGTCGGCTAGCTCGCTGGTTCTGTCATTCTTTAATACTTCTACTAAACTTTCAAACTTCTGCATTACTTCACTCATTATTGTCTCTCCTCTATAAGTTTTTTCAAACCACTAACAATTGCATTTCTCTCTTCAACTTTTTCTTTCATCAAATTCAACAATTCATCAATCTTTTCAGGAGGTAATTCTTCCTCTGACTTTTTAACTTCTTCGGTCTTAACTTCTACATCTTTCTTAACTTCCATCTTCTTCTCTTTCTCGGCATTGATATCAGCCTTTAATTTCTCTAGTTCTTCAGCAAGCCTTTCAAGTAACCTTAATACTGTATTCATCTTAGATTCTAAATTCTTAGTAATTTCTTTCTCTACTTCTGGATAAGGATACTTATCATTAATAGATACACCTATGAAACCAGCTAAAGTCTCTATGGCTTTCTTTATATCGTCTGGTGCGTCTTTATATAATGGCTGTAAAATATTTATTGCTTGTTTAATTGATTCTCTGGCGTCTTTGCCTAGCTTCTTCTCGACTTCTGTTAAAACTTCATCTGATATTAAATCTTCCATACTTCCCTCTCTTTTGACTATATAGAATTCTTCTCCGATAGCAGGCTCGTCTATCTCGGAGACTTCCAACATATGTAAATCGAACAACAGACCTACTTTGTCACTCATCTCACTCATAATGCAACTCCTCTATTACAATAGCGGACCACGACTACTATCTCCATTCGATGACCTTCATACGTCCAAATGCTCTGATAGAAAAGCCTCTTATCTTGCCTTGCTTAATCAGCTCTTTGCGAATAGGATTTTTTTCTTCTATTGTAAGATACCAAGTTCCGTCTGGTATAACTCTTCCATTATCTAATCTGTAATCGCCTTTTTGTATTGCACATTCAAGAATAGTAACTTCGTCGTTTACATATTCATTCTGGTGCATAAAACCTATATTCCTTGAATTGCGCATAAAATCGAACATAGCTTTTTCAATTTCTTCTTTAGTAATTATATGACCCTGTCTATCTACTCTATCAGGTATCAATACAGGTCCAGTAACTATACCACGGAAGGTATCTGATTTCATTATAGGTAAAACTGTATCAGCTGGTGTTTTAGACGTTTCGAATAGCCAAAACGCAGTATTTTCTTCTTTCTTTGCAGTATATAAACAATTCAATACCTTACCTTTAAATTTTACTTTTAGAAATTCAGGAGAATTTTGATATATCTCACAATTACCACTATCTATCAATTCTATCCAGCAAGGTGTATTTTTAGATGGATTTAGCATTGTCTTTGGTTCTATTTTAGTCTGTTCTTTGATATCAATAATCTTCTTATCTATATCAGTTTTATATCCAGCAAATCCAAAACTATCTACTGGGTCTTCTGATATAGAATAATGCACTAACTTATTACCATCTAGAATAGTTAAATCATACACTTCTTCTGTCGGTCCAAATCTATTTATCTTATGCTGCGGGTCTAACCAGTATCTTCTATGTAAGAAGAATTTACCAGTATTCTTGGTTATTAAATCCAATTCCAAAATAGCATTACGCATTTGTATTGCCTTTTTTCTATCTTTTTCTAACCAGTATTTATATTCATCTGGTATCTTCTTCCTAATTTCTTTTGGTAATGCAGAATAGCCTAAAGGTGGTAAAAGATTTTTACGCACTGCTTCACCAAGCACATATGGTGTCTGGTCTGTAGACTGTATAAATAGCCAGGTAAATGTTGAAGGATTTTCAGCTTCTTCTTTATCATAAGGTGGTAATATGTTCTTTGTAGCTTTATAAAATACAATTAAATCATCATCTGTAATTTCTTTACCATTCATTACTTTTCTTAATTCTTCTACACCTAATTGTCTGAAGATATGTCTTCCTTTAAGTTTACCGTCAAGAAATACTTCAAGCATATAATCTTTAGAGAATCCATATTCTACTTTACCTTTATCTATAATTAGAAATACTCCAGGATAGTTAACTCTAGAACCAGGTAATATTTCTTTGCTTTCTGATTGTGAAGGAACTACGCCTTCAAAATCAAACCATTCCTCTGGTTCAGGTTCTTTAGGTGTAGCCCATAAAGAAGTAGCACGAACCTTACCGTCAGCAGTTTTCCTTAACTTAAACTTACCATTCTTCCAATCAATCTTCCATATATCTTTTTCCTGAACCTTTTTAGCGTCTTCTAATGTAAGTATAGGTTCATCTATATTACCTTTAATACCATCTTGAATTGTAAAGCCAATTAACTCAGCCAGTTTTAGCCCTCCAATCCAAATGGGTAGAATTATGATACCTGATAAATCCAAGTCCACCAACAAAATCGTGATTTTCTGTTTCTATATCGTATACGAATTTAGAAGCAGGATAATAGAATTTCTTTTCCTTCTGATTAATTTCTTTGCTTTCTATCTTCTGATATACCTTATTGTCTGCATTCTTATTGAACGATATATAATAACAATTCTTGTCTACTGTTAATTTATAACTATTATAGACTAAACTGCCTAGGTAGATAATCTGTTCAGCTAATTGCATAGAATCTGCCTTGATACTCTTATTTTTCAGCATTAGATTTTCAAGTAGTGTCTTTATATGTTCTAATTTCCAGTAAAATACCGCCTTAGGAATTCTCTTAAATACTACAGTCTTACCAGCAAAACATTGATATAAAATAGGAAATCCGCCTAGAAGAACCATATCATTCTTGATATAAAAACAGCCGAATTTCTTTTTAAACTTAATCAATAATTCGTCTAATTTAAGCGGATAGGTTATATAGTTATTTACTTTTTCACCATATTTTAATGTATTTGTAACAAGTAAGATAGTATCTAAATCTACGTCAATATCATTACCTTCAAGTGGTGGTGGATTAACAGTATCTAAAACAGTTCCTTCTTTTATATCATTAACAGTGATTTCCTTACCTTCTGAATATAGGGAATGGCTTCCTGTAACCTCTGCTATATTTTTATCTGTAATTACCTGATACATTTGACTTTCCTGTATTGGATGCCTAAATACTCTCAATATCTTACTCCAGCCGTTAGAAGTCCATACATAAATATTTTCTGGTATATATTCATTCTGTTTAATTTTAGCTGGTATTAAAGTATAGATGGGAACTATATCAAAAGTATCATCATACTTAATATAGACTGGGGTTTTATCAGCAACTGACTTACCTATACAATGCCTATGTATCATATACTCATACTCCTTATCTTCATTAAGCCATATAGGAAGAAATGAAATCTTCCTTATTTCCTTCTTTGTATTAAGTATTCCAGCTTTTCTTGCAGAATTCAAAGCAGTAGAAACACTATCTGCTTCTGTAATGTCTTCATTATATTCGATAAATTTAGGTTCATATAGATTAATAGAATAATTTCCATTGCTTTCATACACATTCAGATTATGAAAACTAACTGTGATAATTCCCCACTTTGGAACGTCTACTGCTGTATTATAGGTTCTTCCGACTGGAACATAAAAGGTATCTTCATATTTTATTAAAGTATTCTCGTCTACTGGAATGTTACCATCATATCTTAAGGCGATATCATAATTAAATGCCTTCTTATCTTTGGTTTCTGTCTTATCATAAACAATTGCGTGAACTTCAGCAAACTTCTTTAGTTTCAACCAGGGGACATTGCCATTAAGTGGATAGATAGAATTAGCAGGTTTTACCATTACACCTTCTCCGTCTTCTATCTTCAGTAACTTATCTATAGTCTTCTTTAATTCATTTTCATTACTTACATAATAGCTTTTTAATTTATTCAATTCATACTTGTATCTTTCTTTGTCTTCATTACCACTGAAGATATCCAAACTATCAAGTGCCTCAAGTCTAGTTTTATACGGTTCTTTATGCAAGTCTTTATCTAAATATAAACAATCGAATATATTAATAACAAAATGATAGTTTTCTGGCATTTCATTAGAATGTAATACACCACTCATCACTTCCCTTGGCTGGTGTATATCTTTTTCAAATAATTCTATTTCTGAATCTAGAACAAAAGATTTATCTGTCTTCGATAACTTATCTATAATATTAGAAAACTTCTTTGTATTATCTGTTCCATCTTCAGATATTATTTTTATTTTATCTTTATCTTTGAATATCAGGTGTCTAGCACCGTCTACCTTTAATTGTAATATGCATTCTATGAAATCAGTATTGAATCTACTGGAATACTGCTTAATATAATCTACTAAATCGTCATACTTAAATACTTCACCAGAACGATAAGCATTTACAGTATTCAATTCTGGTTTTCCTGGCATAATCATTCTGCTTGGTATTACTTCGTCTTTTCTCTTACTTTCCAGTGCTTCTTTTTCTAACTTCTTATTCCCAGTCCTGAATACTTTTGTGATTAATTCTTTAACTTCTACAGAATCCTTTACTGGAATTACTTCTGATTTATTCTCTACCAACACAAGGTCTAAAACAGTATTATCTGGTAATCCGAATGCCAGTCTTGTTAATTTGGTATTTAAACTGGAATCTGGTCTAATCTCGTCTTCCATTCTAATTATAATATCAGTATCTCTTGGATTTTTCTTACCATAAACAGTAGAACCACTTAAAGATATAAACTGTGGAATCCATACTACAGTAACATTGCCATTTGTAAGTGCAAGGTCATATAAAGAAATATAATCCCAGTTAGGTCCATAAGGAGATTTAACTATATGGACAGGCTTATTTGTATCTATGTTATCTTCGATAATATCAGAAATATCTTCAGAAGTTAAAACCTTATTACTATATTTAACTTCTGAATTTTCTATAGTTACATATTCTTTCACAAGAATAATATCAGACAAAATTCTTCTCCAAGAATTTCTTTAAACCAACAATAAACTCGTCTTTGGTCTTACAAGATACTAGATATTCCAAAAAATACTGCTTTAAAAGATTTTCTAATTTATCTGCTTCAGTTTCACCTTTAGAAGCTACCAGTGTAGAATGTATAGCAGGTAAATCAAGTAGTGTAGTATAATAATTCTTTATCTCTGATAATGGTATTCTTTTATTGAAATAATCTTCTAGCTTCTGTGATTCTTCTATTGCAGTTATTATCTTCTCTCTTAAAGATTTTAAGCCGTCATTTTGATTATCTGTTTCTTTATGATTTAACATTTCAGTTAAATTAGTAAGCAATAAAGGAATTTCACCATTTTGGATATTGGCTTTATCCAAAAGCTCTCTCAGTTCGTCTCTGGTCATAATACCCCTTTCCACTAGGAGTGTTTCTGCTCTTAATATATCGGCAAGGAATTTTCTATATTTATCCGATTTCTTTATCTCAAACTTAAATTTAACACTTTTGTCCTGTGTATTTATTAAATCGTAATTAATTCTTTCTTCTATGAACCTTGCCAGTGGTAAGATAGTATTAATAAAAACAGAAAGTTCTACAGATTCCTGATTAGAATAAGAACCTAAATTAGGAACACCAAGTATTTTAGAAGTAACTTCTTTGAGCAGAAACTCTCGTTCTTTGTCAACGTCTCTTTCGGTATCTGAACCTAAATTCTTGATATCAACAGGAGCAGTCATAATAATTGGAATTTCTGGGCTTGACCTTATCTGATTAAGCATATCTACCTTAAGGTTCTTAATCTGTATTTCATTAAGATTACCACCAGCAGGTGATATAACTGGGTGTATAATACCAAAGTTCTTATCAGTATAAATTAGTCTATTTACCAGATTCCTATCATAAGTAACAGGTAATAAAACAGATTCTAATTTAGAACGGCACAATTCTTCACTAGGAGAGTATGATAGAAACTTTACAAGTTCATTAGAATAATATTCTTTATCTTTATACCTGATTCCTATAAAATTCTTATTTTCATTTGTAATT